TGCATTGATGTCATTATCAGCAGTACCTACTCTACCTGCAGATTTCATTAACCTTTCAGCTGTAAATTGAAGATTTACAGGAATGATCATTTTCATTCCACGAAGAGCAATTTTTAATCCTCTTTCGTCCTTCATACCAGCAATATCGATCATTGCTTGCTCGAGCGAAGTTTCGTTCAAGTCAGCAGCAGTTGACAATTCGTTCTTTTGGTCACCAGCTAGAGTGGTGTGATCAGTAGCACAAAGCTCCTTTGAATCACCACCAAGATAAGAACTGTTGAACGCTCTGTTAAGAACGTTAGCAGCTTTTACCTGTCTAGTGTTAGCCATTGAACGTGCCAATGCTTTTGTGTATCGAGTGCTGATTTTGTCGTAGAGATTATCCTCTACGGCTTCTTCAGTTAATGAGAAAGCCAAAGCAACAGTTTCGTGGGTATACCTAGCAGTGTAAGTTTCTTGAGCGTCGTCGTATGTTATACCTTGACCCTCAGGTTTTACACTTGCGTTAGCAAATCCACCAAGCATTACTTCTTCTTCAAATGCACGGTCGGAGCTCTCTGTGTCAAAGATCTCCTTGTCTTGATTTTCGTATCGGTCATATTCTAACCCAAACAAAGCGTTTAAACCTGGTTCGAGTTCTTTGACCAATTGCATTCTTGAAATAACCATTGTTCAATTCCTCCTAGGTTTACGAGAACGTATGGGCAGTTCTGAGATAACGATGTTCGTTAAATCTAACTATCCAGTTCGAATTCGCTGAAGCTGCATCGGAATTATCAGGATCTTCGGAAAGACCTACAATTACGAACATGTCAGTAGCGCCTGAGCCAGTAACAGAAGATGCCAATTCAACTTTTGATTGGCCATTAACAGTTGATCCGGCAGTATATGCCATATCAATATTGTTATTAACTACTGTTGCATAAGTCAGTGTACCTGATGTTTGCACTTCAAATAGCTTGTTAGGATCGTCATAGACATACGCTTCAATTGAACCCTGTGTAATATTTACACTACCAGGGTAGTAATTTGACCATGTTGGTTTGCTTGTAGTAGGATCAATATAGTAGCATCCGTTGAAAATTCCAACACAACAAATGTTACCTGCGGCAGCTGGGCCTATATAGCCTGCTGCTGGAGTAACACCTGTACCAGCTTTTGAACCATCTCCAACGAAGACAGGGTCTCCTTTGTAAATTGCTCCAGCTTGGTTATCAGCAATGTAATACTTTGTAGTACCACCATTGTTGATTGAGCTACCTAATTCACCTACTGGTCGAAAACCAAATGGCGCGTCAATATTAGCCATGATTTTATCCTCACAGTAAATTGTTACAACACACTCACCATGAATGTGTTATTTTTGTGTAACTTATGTGTTAGGAAACTTAACTAGGTTTCTTTCCACCAAATGTTACGCGAGACCTGCTCTCATTATGAACAGGCATACTAGGATGTTGGTCCTTAAGTGGATCGTTAGCAATCGCGTCGTCTTTATCTTGCGTAATTTGAGCAAAATGTGCTTCGCGTTCTTTAACGGTTTCCTTAGGAATCCTTGCTAGCATTAAACCTCCAACAGCTATAACACCGCTATATCTACCTGAATCAATTTGAGGCCATTCAATGTCTGGGTATTCGTCAGCTCTGACAAACTCCCAACCTTCGCGTAGTCTAGCGGATACATTTTTTTGATCCATCTGTCCTACAGATTCGGCCCTTATCCAGCGATGGGCAAACCCAGCTGGCGCAGGTGGTGCGTCTAGTTGTGATGGTGGAGCCCATGGTTTCCTTCGAGAAACTTTCTCTCGGGTTTCAGACTCGCGTGATGGTAGTTTTTGTTTTGTATTATCTTTTTTCATATGCCTACTCCTTCACGTACTTCGCATATTCGCTTAGTGGCACACCTAGTTTTTTTGAAATGGCTACTTGTGATGGTGTGAGTCTCACAGTACCTTTGCGCCTAACAGGGCCACCTCTATTAGCAGAGGCAACCGTTTGAGTCGGCGAAACTTGTTTATCGTCAAACTTATGAGGAAATGTATCCTTCATCCTTTTGTCTATTTCATTATAGTACGAATCGGAGCTCGGGTCAAATCCTTCTTCCATTAGTTTACGATGAATTGAGAAAGATGTCAAGGTCATAGGTTCATCTTCACCAAACCACTTATTTCTTTCAGCCCAATCCTCAGCCTTTGGATCAGGTGGAGGTGGTGCTGGTGGTGGTTGCATTTGTTGGGGACGAGGCATTTGTGGTTGATTTGGGTTAATTCCACGTGCTTCCATTTCCTTTTTTAATCTTTCACGTTGTGCTTGTGTTGATTTAACACGTTCAGACTCTATAGCCAATCGTGCCAATTTTTGTTGAGCGTCAACCTGTGCATCACTATCTCCTAGTTCTACAGCTGCTTTTAAAGCTTTTTTAGCTTCTTCGGTTTGTGCTTCAACACGATTAGCAAACTCATTTATATATCCTGTGTCCAAGCTTTTAGCTTTGTAACGCATTTTCTGTGCATCATTTTGCACTCCTTGCGCATATTGAATAGCAGCTTGCTCACGTCTTTCTGATTCGCGTAAACGTTTTGTTAATTTATCAATACGGGATTGTACTTTTTTCCCGTAGTCATCCATTTCTCCTTCAGACGCAGTTTGAGGTTCAGTTTTAACTTCTGTTTCAATTGCTTCTGGTTCAGGATCTGGATTAATAACCTTTGCTTGATTAGCAGGCAGTTCTACATCTACTACTGGTCCATCAGATGGTAAATCAACCATCTTTGCATCAGCTTCAGATTGTGGTTCTACTTTAGTAGCTTCTTCTGCAGGCATTTTTTACTCCTGTTATTTATATTGTAAGATATCTTCTGGGTCTTTTACCACAGCGATTATCTCATCATCATTAAGTATTCTCACTTCACCACCTTCTATTCCAAAACGGGATCCTGCGTAACGACCGAATATAATCCAATCTTTTTTCTTACACCAAGGTCCATTTGGAAATCTCGTTTCATCTTTATAAGCATCTGGTCCAACTTTTAAAACCAATCCTGTAACTGTTGTATAACTTTGTTCTTGAACTGTTTCATCAGTTAATATTACGCCACCTTTAGTTTTACCTTGTCCTTTGTATGGTAACACCAGTATTCTCCATCCAGTAGGATCTGGTAATCTATCTAAAACTTTATCTGTAGATAAATGTTTTACACTACTAGCTGCGTCTTCTTGAATTTTTTTGAGAAAGCGGTTTTCTTTATCTTCCGCTACTTTATTATTTTCGTTTGCCTCTACTGATAAATCTTTTTCTTCAAGTGCAAATCTACGTTTCGGTATCTCCGTCATAATCTTTCTGCAGGTCTTGTATTTCCTGTTCCATAATTGCGTAGGCTTTATGTTCCCCTACGGTTTTGTTATATTCATCCCAGCTAGGTAATCCAGCCGAAATGACTTCTTTTAAATCTTCTCGTCGCCCCCGAATCTTTTTTAAGATTCGGTAAATGGCGTTAGTGTCTTCCACTATTTTTTCTTTCCGCCTTTTTTATATGCTGGCATGTTCGGATTTGAACCCATCATTGGTTTTTGATGCATCATTCCTCCGCCCATTTTTTTAGTAATTTTACCACCTTTAGCTTTTTTCACTGCCCCACCTTTTTTATAGGTAGTAGTTCCAAATTTTTTTCCTGGTGTTTTACGAGTTTCTCTTTTTGCGTGTATTTTTCCAACCATAATTATCTCCTCAGTTGTGTTTATGTTAAAGGGGTGTATTTGTCAATACTATTCCTTATTTTTTCTTAATTAATCCCATTGCACCTTTAGCACCCTTGATGCCAAAACTTGCTGAGCACGCGATGTATAATAAATGTTTATAATAATCCGGAAGTTGCTGAAGTGCAACAAACCCAGCTTCTATGTGTGCTGTCATGCCTGGAAAAAATACTAAAACTGCAGGACCTAAAAGACAAATTAAAATTAGTTCATCTTTCCACGATCCTTTCATTTGATCCACGGCTGATGCTTCCCACGCCACTTTACCGGCGATTTGGTCCTGTTTTAATTTGGTTGCTGCTTGAACTTCTGTAAGTTTCAATTGAGCCTTCGCTTTCTTTGTCTCTACAAAGCCAGAAACTGCTTGTCCGGCAACTCCTAATAATGGTTTAATTAATAAGTTTAACATATTATCTCCTTAAGTTCATTATACCACCTCTGTTGGCATTTACCAAGCTTTGTGTGTACATTCTTATATTTTTTGGGTGTACTGGATTTGCTTGTTTATGAGCAAGCACTTCTGCTAGAGGTGCACCTGTGCTTTTTCTTGCTTTTCCTGGTCCCCAATATCTTTGAGCAGCTCCTGCGGCAAAAACTCCACCGCCAGTAGTTCCTGGGTGATGACCACCACCATATCCATAGCCATAACCGTAGCCGCCGCCACCGCCACCACCACCGCCACCACCGCCAGTAGTTACTGTAGGTCTTCTATACCAATTTTGCCAATCTGTACCTGAAACATTATTAAAATATTGTTGATTAGGATTTCCATGGGTTATATCCTGTAATCCTTTTAAAGCTTGAAAAAAAATTTGTTTATTTCCAGTTTCTAAAGCTTGATTATAAGCTTTCATTAATGCTCCATAATCTGCATTACCAGGAACCAATAAAGGTTGATTAAGATAATTTGGATTATTGGTCATACGATAAGCCGCAAGACTTAATTTTTCAGCGTCTGTTTGAACTTGTGAACCAGTTCGTTCTCTAAATGCCTGTCTATCTTTTATACTAGCTCTTACATCTGGAGTGCTATAACTAAAATTTACTGGTTGTTGTGATTGATCCCCTCTAGCACTTGCTTCTTGAGCAGATGATTGTGATCCACTTGTAAAGCTAGTTTGACCACTTGAATCTACATCCCATGAATCATAATTAGGAACACCATGTGGTCCTTTATGAGGTGTGCCTGGTTTATGTTTCTGAAGCATTTGTGCTTCATCACCTGTAATGTAAGCTAAATGTGTTTGTGGCGCTCCAGGACGAGTTTTAAGTTGGCGAGGAAGTGTAACTATGCCACTATCCATATGATTTCCTGGATAACGGTTCATTAGTTTTCTATTAATACTCCATCAAATATTCCATTTTCAATTATTTTTTCACGGGTCATTCCTGGAAATCTATCTATCATTATATCTACCCATTCATAAGGTGTTAAATCTTGATTTTCATCTACAAAGGAATATTGATTATTAAATATTTCTTCTTCGGTTAAAGGAAAAGGTGGTTTTTGTTTTATCTCTACATCAATATTATTAGTTATTTCATTATCAAGTACTTCATCCGCAATAGTTTGAAATTGACTATAGTCAAAATCTTCTGGTAATTCTCCTCTACCAAAATACGGTTCTGGTTTTCTTGGTATTTGAGAATTTTCTAGGTATATGTCAAATATATTAAAATCGTCATTATACAAGTTACTGTCTGCTGAAGAAGTAACACCTGGAAATCTTTCTCTCATTTTAAGAACATTTTCAGGAATAGGCGTTTCTCTATCACGTCCTCCAAACAAACTTTTAATAAATTGAGCACTTAAAGTGTTTTCTAAAGCTTTTCCAAAGTTTTGAGACATTCTACCTGGGCTGTAAGGATACATTGTATCGTATGTTTTTGGTTGATCAAAAAATAACTGCGCACTCATATCATGATATAAATCTTGTGCACCGAAAGGATTTTCATCAAGATTGACACCTGACGCCATAATTCCTACAGGCGTGTTTTTATATTTCCGATTCCAGTCGTGTCGTAAATCTTTAAATTTAGCTATACCTGCATCATCAAGCTGTCCCGAAACAGCCTGGTTATGATAATTTTTCATTTCATTCCAAGCCCTTTCGGGTGCAGCTTTTTTATAAGCAGCTTGATCGCTTAATGACTTAGCATAAGCTCCAAATCTATTATCTTTATCGTCAAAGGTTACCATTATGCACCTGGAACGATTACAGCTTTAAGAACAATAAGAACAATAATAGCTACGATTCCGGCCTTTATCCAGTCCTTCATCTTCCACTCATTCCATTCTTTTAGATGTCCCCAAATATCTTTTAATAAATTCATTTGGCCCTCCTTTATTTATTTTTAACCGGGATTCCCCCGCTTGGATACCCATCTTTGTTTACCCAAGGTTCTGTATGAAAACCATCAGCTTTAAATAAACCTCCAGTATTCATTTTCTTTACCTTTCCACCCTTCTTATAATTTGATTGCATATTCACCTTTTGCCCAGTCTCTTTTGCATGTTTCTGAGCTTGTTGAACACCAACAGAAGTGTATGGAAATTTTTGTTTACCGACTTGTGGCATGTTTTCCTCCTTTTTTCAATTGTTTTATTCTACCACCTTTTTTCTTTTTGGTAGAACTTCCATATTTATCCGTCCATTCACGGGCAATTTTGGGCTCGTTAGCCCATAAATATTTTTTTTGTTTCTCTGACTTAAAAGGCATTAGTGTATTGTTGGTTTAGGATAATCTTGAAAATGTTTTAACATTTCGTCTGTTGCAATAATACTATCTGCAACTGCTTCAAACATTTGAACCGTATCACCTGGCCCTAAAGCTTCGATATACATATTCCTAGTCACAGCCATAAGAGAAGAACAAACTAACATATAATCCTCAGTTGTTTTAATTTCTGAACGTGCAGCTTCTTCAATTTTTTGCATTGATTCACTTATTTTAGTCAGCTTTTTTTCCATTTTGCTTTGCATTGTTTCTCGCTATCCTTTCAGCTGTTTGATCTTTCATCGCCTCACGCGCTGAAATCATATTCTCTTTTAAAATTGACACTGCGTCAGCATTAGATTGTTTGTCCGCATCTGCCGCAACTTTCATTAATTCAATACTTGTGTCTGCTTCCAATTTATCACGCTCTAGATCCATTTTTTCTGAATCAGTTGCAATATCTTTAGCTAATCTTGCCTGAGTCTCCATTGCTTTTAAATCAATTTCTTGTTGCTTTAATTTAACAAGTGGATCTTTAGGCTCTTGATTCATTCGTGCTTCTTCATCTTTAGCTAATTGTCCAGTTAATTGTGCTTCAATTTGTGCCTGCTCAGAAGCAATTTGATTTGTCAATTGATCATTTTGCTGTTGTAATTGTTGCATTGCTTGTTGGTTGCCTTGTTGTTGTGCTTGTTGCATTGCTTGTTGTAGTTGTTGAACTTGTTGTTGATATTTTTGATTCATTTGTTCACCAGCCATTAATGCAATATGTTCTGAAATATGAGCTTGTAACAAAGAAAATAATTGTGGATTAATTTGAACCATTCTTGTAAACATAAATTCTGAGTGTGCACTTATATGAGCTTGATGATCCTGCATTGGAAATGCCTTAGGTGCTTGACCTTTCATTGCTTGTCCATTTTCTGTAGCCGGTCCTGTAGGAGCTGGTAACTCAGGATCTGGTTTTAAAATTGCATCAACATTATCAACACCCATTGCTGAATACATTCTTCTATACGCTTCACGTAAATTATGCATAGAAGGATTAGATGATGCTAATTGTAATTGTTGTTGAG